AATGGAAGCCACCAAACAGTTCCATCTTCGGTTGTTTTTTTCAAAGATTTAACGCCATCTTCGGCAGTTACGATTTCATATTTAGTCATTTTATAACTCCGCAGAAGCTGAAATTATGCCTGAAGTGCCAGTAAATTCTAATAATGCGGCATAACCAGTAGTAGATGACGATGCAGTTGCAGCATCAAATTTTACAAAATTAGTTGTAGGAACAGCAAAAGAAAGTGCATTACAAGTATTGATGCTTCCTAAAGCAAAGTTTCCAACAGCATTAGCTGAAACAGAAGGTGCTGTCCGCATAGGAACTGGGAAAGCAATAACACCCCTAGCGGCAGTTGAACTATAAAAACGACCTGCACCAATAGGCGCACCATCAGCAGTAGTTGTAAATGCTGTGAAATACCTTTGGCAGTTAGCTAGGCTAGTCTGATAATTAACATACTCAAATCCAGTAGCACTACTTCCTACTTCTAGTTGAACACCAGTCCATTGAATTGTTGCACCATTAGTTCCCAACACATTAGTTGCACCAGTAGCACCATATTGTGAACTTGTGCCTGTCCAAGCACCAGCCGCACTACTTAATGAAGTGCCAATTCCTACTTCTAAAGATAAACGCAAACCAACACCATTAGTAGAACCTACCCAAGTTCCAGTAGTATCACCAGCGATTGTGATTGATTTTTGTTCCCAAGTGTTTGCAGAAGATATTGTGTAGCTAAATGGATAACAACGAGTTTCTGCTGAATTAACAATAGAACCGCCAAAAGTTCCAGTTAATGAAGATTTAACCCAAAATGATACTGTTACTGTTTTAGCGTTAGCCGTTCCCCATGCAAGGTCTGAACTATTAAAACCTTCAACAGATTGAACCACAAAATAATAGCCACCAGCAGGAACAGAATATGCTGATAAAGAAGTTACTAACAAAGAATTGCTAAATCCTGCTGGTGCATCAGAAGATTGGCTAATTGACATTTTGCTAGTTAAATCATTTCTTGCACACCATCTATCAAGCGTGTAAGTTGAATCAGAAGTAATTGTGCCACTCCATGCTCTTTGATTTATAACCATCGCACCATTGATAATGCGATTCTTCATAATAGAAGCGTTACCAGCACCTAGATTGCTACCAGCTACGCTTGTTCCGATTACATCGGCATTTACTGTTCCGTAAGCCATTATGCTAATTCCTCATCTGTTGGTTTAGCTAGTGTAGGGTGTTCCCATTTAGCAATGTAATCGCCTTTGCCGTCTGAATCGTTTTGAAGAATAATGTATTGTGCAAAATCTCTTTCAGATAATTCAGGGTATAAAGTTTTAATTTTTTCGTATAACATTATGCGTTCCTTACCAAATATCCACTAAATATTGTTGAACCGCCTGAATTTGTTTGGGCAATTATTGGCGTAATATTATTTGTTTGTGCATATATTTCAATGTAATCTGTTGAACCATTGCAATAAACTAATGCAGTTGCTTGCTGACCGCCATAAAGACCTGTGCCAGCCGTAGCACTTCTATAACTTGAAAGTTGATATAAAGAACCATTTTTATAAATTGCAGTTGAAGCGTAAGTGCCATTGCTACCAGCAAAATCTTGATTTAGTGATGCAATAATTGCGTAATAACCAGCTACAGTTGGTGTAAAAGTTGAAGATGCAAAATTATTGTTAGTATCAAATGTTTCTGTTTGAAACAAAATTTTAGTAAATGTGCCTGTAGAAAATGATTGATTGGCATTATTTGTAGCACTAAACGCTGGCATATTACCGCTAACCATTACTGTGCCAGTAGCGGCAGGCAAAGTCGCTGTGTTAGTGCCTGCAACGCTAGGGACAGTTAAACTAACTGTGCCGCTAGAATCACCTGAAATTACGACTGAACTCATGTTGTTTATCCTTTAATTTCGTCTATTTTACAAGATTACCCAGCGCTGTGTGCTAGGAATAGTGACTGTAATGCCAGAATTAATAGTAATAGGCCCTACGCTTTCCGCATTTTTGGATGTGGATAATGTGTAATTTGTAGTCACAGTTACGCCATTTTCTACGAATACTTGGTCGCTACCACCGCCTGTTGCGCCACCACCTAATTGACCCCATGCGCCATTAGCATAGCCTTCAAATTGGTTATTGTCGGTGTTATAGCGAATTTGACCAGCTACAGCAACCGCAGGGCGTTGGGCAGTCGTGCCTTTAGAAACTAATACAAAGCCTGTGCCTTGAAATGTACCGTTACCAGTAACCGTTAAATCACCAACAATAGTTGGGCTAACTAGCAATGCGGCTAATTGGCTAAATTCTACGGAATCACCAGCAGTAGTTCCAACAGCCAAGCCAGTTAGCTTGTTGGCGTTCATTTGAATGTTGCCAGTAACAACAGTTTGTCCGTCTGCCGCAATAGAGTTACTTAATGCAGTAGCAATATCTGTAAGGGTGTTATTAGCCCATGTAGAACTAATCGTTGTATTGGTTACTACTGGATTGCCAGCAGGTAGGGTATATGTACCCGATCCGTTTCTACTCATTTGGTCATACCTCTTTCAGTTCCTTGCAACAATAGTAATTTGGCTAAATCTTTTTGTTCTTGCGAAAATTTAGGATTGGCCACCATTTCAGGTTTATATCCTGCTCTCATCATTGCGGCTAATTGCTTGACATCATCTTTACGAATTTTAGTTGCACCAGCTTTAGAAAGCATAGATGCGGCTTCAAAAGGGATTGCAACCGCAGGATGGGCTAATAAAGCACCGCCAGCAAACATACCGCTTACTGGGCCTGTAGGCGTAAATCTTGCCATAAAACGCATTGCATTTTGAACATTGCCGCCTTCACCAGCTTGTCTAATAGCATCTTGTTCAGCTTGCGTAAATAAACGCATACGTTTTGGATTTTCAGCCAGTTTGCGTAATTCTTTAAATAAAGCGTTTTCTGTACCCGATTGAGTTAATTTGTGTTTTTCAAGTTTTGCTTTTTCCAACATTTCTGTGAAAATGTCTGCTTTGCTTAACTTAGTGTAAGTATCACGGGCTTCTTTCCAAGCCGCTAAACCTTCTTTTGATCCACCAACAACAGCAGAATCAGGAATATTAGCAAGATAGTGATCAAAATCAGCCTTTAACATTGTTGCCAAACGCATTTCTTCAGGATCAACGCTTTTTTGTGCTCCCATAATGAATTTACGCAAGGTATTTAATTCATTAAAATCTTTAGTTGTTTTGATGTTTTTAAGTTCATCAATTGCAACAGCAATTTTTGGGTAAAGTCGTGGATCGTAACCTTCATTACGCAAATCTTTAGCAATTTGGCCCATCGTGCCACCAAATGTTTTTGGATCAAGTTGTACGCCTGAATCTCTAGCTTCTTTAAATAAAGAACTAGCTTTATTTTCAAGAAATTCTTGTGATGGTGTTTCAGCTAATTTACGGCCAAGATTTAAACCAGTAGCGGTATTAAGTGTAGATAGTGTTTTTCCTACAATTGGCAATCCAGCACCAATACCTACACCTGCTTTAACTTTACTTTCTTTTTCTTTAGCAAACTGTTCAGGTGTTAAATCTACTTCTTCAGGAGAAGTCATAGCTGTAGCACCACCAATAGCACTACCTTTAGCTACATTACCAACTAAATTAGCACTTGGAACGACTTTTTGAGCAAAACTAGGCAACATTCCAATCATGTCATTAACAGCTTTACCTGCTTGACCAGTATATTCAGCTACTTTAGGGGCAACTCTAGCGGCAGTAACTTCTAAAAATGTAGGTGCTCCCACTTTTACAGGTGACATTAAATATGGGGCGGCTTCACCAACTATGCTACCGCCTTGCAATATACGCTTACCAATATTTCCAGCCTGTGCTTGTGTACCCTGTTCAAGTTGATTAATGGTATTAACCATATTGTCACCAGTAGTGCCACCACCTATGTATTTATCATAAGACTGTACTAATCCAGCAGGTAATTTAGCCGCACCAGTTGCAATATTGATTGGCAATGCCGCAATTGTGTTTGCTGTTTTTTCAATCTTTTGATATGGGTTTGCAGAACCATAAGACGATGTGTTTAATGGTGTTCCGTTAGCGTCATACTGTATATCTTCAGCACTCTGAGTATACATATTGCCCTGTTCGGGCTGGGCTTGCGATAGACGCAAACGAGCGTTAGCCATAGCTAATGCTTTTTGCTGTTCTACTGTCATTTCCATAATGATTTTTCTGCTGGTGTCATTACAGCCCAAACTGCTGGATCAACTCCAGTAGGTACTTTAGATGCTTGTTGAGAAGCGTTTGCATTAGGCACAGGCGTTGGTTTTACAGAAAAAGTCCAATCCAAATTAGGTGCATAACGCTTGTAAAGCGTTTTAATTTTTTCTAAAGCGGCTAAACGATCTTCAACAGGCAAATTAGCGTTAGCAATATCACCTGCGGCTCTTTCGTACAATTTCACATCAAGATTACTTTGTTGACCTTCAAAGCGTGGTTGGGTCATTACAAGTTTTGTTCCCAAAATGTCTAATTGAGCATCAATAGGCGATCCTGATGTTGATGCACCAAAGAAACGATTGGCTTGTTTCCAGCCTTGTTCTGCATAACCAGCAGTTGCTTTTGGCAAAATTTCTTGAATTTCTTTAATAACTGGGTATGCTTCATAAGAATTTTTTACATTGTTTTGCAATGTTGTTAATTGTTCACCAGCTATTTTTCTTTGTTCTTTAGGTGAAACACCAGCCATATTTACCTGCGGTGGAACAGGCAATTGATTTGCATTAAGAGTATTGCTTGTTGGTTGCATAGATACTGCATTTTGAGCATACGCTGGTGCATTAGGAGCAATAGATACCGCTGGTGCATTTTGTCTAATAACAGGGCTAGTACCAACTGGTGCATTATTAATAGGAACAGGGTTAGCAACAGGATTAACAGCAGGAGAGTAACCACCACCGCCAACAGGAATACCCTCATCTCTTGCTCTGTTTAAAGCAATGTCTGCGTGTATTCTTTCACTTGCAGTCATTGCAGGTTTCTTGGTTTGTGCGGCAAAAGGTAATGTTGGATCGTTTACATTAGTCCAACCATGAATTTCTGTACCTTTGTCATCGTACCTAACATCTTTTTCCCACTTAGGCGGTTTAGTGAGTTCTGTCATAGCGTGTTGACGCAAAAACGCTGGTAGACGCTCATCCATAGAAGCAGTTAAATTAGCTAATTCTCGATTTCCTGCCTGTGCCGCTACTGGGGCTACTTTTTTGTAACCAGCAGTTAATTCCATGTTAGGGCCATACATATCACGGGTAGTTTCCGTTGTAATTTGGCCTTGTGGGTTATAAATTCCACCCTGTACTTCAGGAGTGCCTTTTAGTGTTTGGTAATAATCAGCTAATCCAACTTTTTGTTGTTCACGAATAGCTTTAGCCATGTCTAATTGGGCTTGGTCACCTTTTTCTAATGCTCTTTGACCAACATAAGTATTGGCTAATCCAGCTAAATGCTGTGTCCATGACGGGGCAACAAAACGATTACCAATCATTTGACCTTGTGGTTGTTGCATACCTCTTTCCATCAACATTTCAGCCATTTTTTGTTGGCGTAAAATCTGTTGCTGTTGCAACATTTGTTCAGGCGTTAGTGTTCCAATATCAGCGGCCATAATTAATCTCTAGTAGAAAACACATTACCAATATTGCTGTAATCAGGCTGTTGTGGTGTATATGCGTAAGGATTTTGACCATTTTGGTCGTAAGCAACTCCTGTGCTTCTTTCGGTAATTCCATTATTAGGATTTTGACGCAATGCTTTAGCCATAGCCATAGGATCTAAACCACCCTGCTTTTGCGTCATTCCAGCTTGTTGAACCAATTGATTTTGTTGGGCAAGTGCCGCTTGTTGATTAGCTTGTTGCTGACCAAAGTTTTGAAATACAGGTTGCAATCCGCTAACATCTTGCATTGGTTGACCTTGTAAAATGTATGGGTTCATAGTTGTCCGTAATCTACGGCTAAGTAGCCGTTTTCAAGGTTGATAACAGCTTCAGGAATAATGGCTTGAACTTCTTGTGCCATAACGCCAACAAACTTGCCATGACCTGCCAAAGGATGATCTTTAAATTCAGGTTTGTATTCGTATTCGTATACTGGTAAACCATTAGGTAACCAATGAATTTGCTTGATATTTTCTTTCATGCGTATGTCAGATGCCGCAATAATTCCAGCACCACCTAGACCCATCAAGCCGCTATTAAAGTTAGCTTGTGCCGCATTTTTAGCGTTAAAATCACCCATTTGAGCGTTGTAGCCCATCTGAGCCGCACCCAATAAATCAGGGCCTGCGGTTGTAGCTTGCTGGGCAGAGTTTACAAACGATGGGTTTTGAACTTGTGAACCACTACGCAATGCACTTAAAGTATTTAGTGGCATATTGTAGTTAGTCAATGCTTGGTTGTAAGCCTGTTGATTTGCGGCTAAACCAGTACCAAAACCTTGAGTTGTTGCGGCCGCATACAAGTCATTTTCTTTTTGACCCTGTGTCATCATTGCCCGTTTGTATGCTTCTGATCCTACGGGAATACCCGAATTAGCTAACTGAGTTGTTAATGCTTCACGATTTTGTGCAATCTGTGGAGCAAGTCGTTGCATATACGCATCTTGGTAATTCTGGCCAGCATTGATGCCTACTTGCGGTAAATTAGGGTTAAACGGCTGGCCCATTGTGCTCTGCACATTACCCAATGCAGAATTAATGGTTGAACCAAGTCCTAAACTAGCGTTATTTTGATTATTTAAAAGTTGTTGACCAACATCAGATAATGATGTTTTAGCTGTCCAAGTAGGGTTTCCATAAGGATCTTGCCCTGTAATGGAATAGTCTAAGTTGCCATAAGGCGTTATTTGATTTACACGATTAGCGGCTGTAGCGGCTCTTGCCGCATCAAGATTACCTGAAGCCGTAGCTTGTGCCGCCCCTGCATAATCAGGGGCCGCTGGAGCACTTGGAGCAGGCCCTAATCCTAAAAATCCACCACCACCCATGTCATTCTCCTCTTGCTGTTCTTAAAGGGCATTTGATGTCGATCCATCGACAATCTTCACGCCTCATAGCCATAATCACTAAGTCACCATCCATGTGAGCATCAGGGATTTCGGCTACCACTTTAAAACCAAGGTGTCGGTTTAGTCTTAAGGCAGATTCATTATCTGCACAAACTTGACCAAGTATAACGCTAACACCTAGTTTATTAAAGGGGTAATCGAAAGCCGCCCACAATAAATCTTTACTTATCCAATTTACTTCATCTACTGCCGCAATGTGCATTTGACACGCTTTGGGCATAAAACTGGCAAATCCTACTACTGCCACTAAATTACCGTCAATCTCTTGTCCTATACATACTGTTTCTTCAGGTAATGGATGGTTCATTAATCTGACCAGCCAATCACCCATGTAGCGTTGATCTTCCGTAGTTACCCTACGCATTACAATACGCCACCTTTTTCCATTACATAATCGGTTGATGCCCAATGAAACTCAATACCTTGCGATGCAACATTTATATTGACCGATCCTGAAAATCCAATACCGTTGACCCCTTGCCAAAATTTAGTAACGGTTAATCCACCGCCCCAATTAGCTTGATCCCACTTGGAACTATCCCAAATACCTGTGTTGGTAATGGATGGATTAAAAGCTATCTGATTGACTAACGGTTGTGTATCAAAATCCGTGCTAATACCGCATAGAACGGTCGGTAAGCCGTTATCTGTCTGTAGGATAGGGCGTACTAGCGTAAAGCGTTTATTTTGCCCTCTGCTGTCAAAATAGCTGTATGCTTGTTGTGCAGTTGCAATAATATTAGCCCCTGCATCAGAAGATTGGCTATAAAACTGACCTACAAATCCGCTAGAACCAAAGTAAATTTTATTGTCGGCTGAAACTTCCCAGCAAATAGCATTTACCCCAGTAAATCTAGCCCATGCTTTAGTAATCGTGTGCATGACATATTGTTCCTTACCGCTATCGGTAGGGATATTCAATATCAGCATATTTTCACTAGCAAAATAATTGATTTGCCAGCCAAAATTACCGTAAAAGCTAGTAGCCGCTTGGCTTACAGCAAAGTAAATCTTATCTGTTAGGTTAATACGGGGATCTAAGCGTGAAGATTGCAATGCCGATGACATCGGAACAAGGCCATCTTGGGTTAGTAACAGTAAGTCACCAGCCCATTTGAAGAAGCATCTGCGGTTAAAGGTTTGGCCCATCTGCCATACACCGACTTCGCTCCAAGCATTTGCATCACTAGGGTTTGTACCCTTGTAAACAATAACCTCGCCCATGCTAGTAACAAAGGCCGATAAGTCATCTACGCCATAACCAGCATCTAAAGTCCATGTACCCATTGCTTGCAGGTAACCACCTGAACGGGCAATAGCACCTAAATTAAAGTCTAAAGCCGTACCACCAATAGATTGCACGGGCAGATACCAAAATACCATGCTGTCTTTTTGTACAAAGAACAGCCTGTTTTGGCACATATTGATGTTAATCAGGGTGTTGCTGTTTACCCCTGCAATACCGATTACTGTGTAAATACCCACTACGGTAGCGTTTGCCGCTGGTGCGGTGAGCATTGTGTAAGTAAAGGTAGTCGTTCCAGTTACGGTAATGTAGAAAGTACCGCTGTAATTGGCTTCTGTAGTTCCTGAAACACTAACCCGATTGCCTGTTGCAAGGCCATGAGAAGTTGCAGTAGTTACGGTAGCTGTCAGATTACCCGTGCCACCTCTTGTAATTGTGCTAATTGCGGCCGCTGTAGTGGTGGTAGCCATCTTGTACCAGCGTGTACCGTCATAAATAATGGCAGGATCAGCCCCGTTTACAGCCAATAGAAAATGTCCACCAGCAGTCGTAATCATGCAATGCTGGAACTTACTATTAGTTAATCCTGTTAATACGGAAGTTGCTGTGGCAGATGAAGCGTTATAGATAGTGCCATTAGCAATAGCAAATAGCGTGTTTGTGCCATCTGTATTGGCATAATTCATCAATGTTTCTACATTGCCTGTAATGCCTGTAGAAGCCTTGGAATAGCCTTTTCTGAGCGTTACATCGGTAGGCGTAGGAAAGAAATTAACTAAAGAAACCGCATCTAACGGTTGCATTTCAGCTAATGAATCCCTAGCGTTCCAACCCCCAATAGGGGCGGCTAACGATGCAGTAACCGCTGTCCTACCTTTTGGTTGAATCATAATTAGCTACCGTAGCCAGTATCAGGAATGTTTGCCCAGCCAATAAGCACAGCACTTGGAGCAGGTGCAAAAGATAGTGTTGCTGATCCCTTGTCGTTTGCCTTGGCAACGCTTAAATAACGCATATAGTCTTGTTGCAATGCAGTAGTGTCAAAAGACTTAATTTGAAAGTATTTAAGTTTTGTCAATAATACGATTACGGTATCGTCTAATACGGTTGTGTCTGTATCGGCAGTAAAGCTGTTCTTTACTTGATCTGTGGCACTTCTTACAAAACCCCTAGAACGATACTCAAAACCTAAATATTCTTGGGTGTTATATGGTGGCCAAATTTGGAATGTATTGCCCAAAATTCTCCAACGAACCCGTGGGCCTGTTGAAATATAGCCCGATTTGAGCCATTGCCATTGTTGGGCATCTACTGGGCCAAGCATCTGCCAATGTTTTGTCTTGTCCCAATGCGTGTTATCGGTAATGGTTTCGTAGTCAGGCGGCAAGGGGTAAATGGTCTTACTAAATGTGACCGAACCGCCAATGCTGGTTGCTGAAGCTAATTGGGTAGTTGTTAAGCTAGTTGAATCAATTACATTATCAACATAGGTATCTTGGGGAATTGATGTTCCCACGATGGAATAAGTGCTGTCCAGCCCTGTAGTACTAGGAATGTTGTTAAGTAAATAAGTTCCATTCGTAGTATTACAGGTCGTGGTTATTGCGTTTGTATAGAACCGATATTCTAGTTCTAGGGCTTGCCAATCATACTCTTTTACTAAGTCGTACCCTGCACGGTTCATTAACGCAAGAATCTGTTGCACATCTTGGTTAGTGTTACCTGCTACATAGGTTGGAACGGCTAAGTTAAGTTCAGCGGTAACTTGCTGGACTAATTCGAGCATGGTATATGACATTTTAGGCTTCCTCTGTGGCTACCGCTTTTGCTTTACGGGGTTTCTTTTCACCAACAGCGGCAAGTATAGTGGCCATTTGTTCCTGCATTAAGGCCAGCTTCGCATCTGTTTCTGCTTTTATTTTAGCAGTTTCTTCATCCTTTTTGGCAAGTTCTTCTTTCAAATCATTAATCTCTTGCTCTCGTTTATCGGATTCCGCTGTGGATGTGGCTAGATTTAAAAATGCCTTTGCCTTATCACGGAACGCATAGGGTGACATTCCTGCCGCCATACCAATACGCTGTAATTGCTGATCTGATGCGTTTGCTACCGCTTCTACCGTGTAAAACTTCATGGCACGGAGTTCTTCTGCCTGTGATTTAGATACTAAAGGCCATTCCGCAAGCGGAGTTCCTTCATATCCTTGATCGTCAGCACCAAGTTTGTTTTGATAAGCCGCCCAATGTAACGGAAAACGCTGTTTATGGTTTTCTAAGGCGTAAGTATCAATTTCGGTCAAAGTATCGCCAGCAACGCAAATATGTACAAAATCAAACTCTTTGTATATTGGTCTGCCAGCTTCTGCGGAAGCATCATCCTGTTTTATTGCTCGTTTATAAAAACGAACCTGTAATCGGGAATCTGCATTTTGTTCATCGCTAGGTAAAGCCATTTTTAAATCTCCTAAGTAGTTAGGTAAAGTTAAAGAAAAAAGGGGCTACCAGTTAAGGTAACCCCCCGTTTTTACTACATTTTGCTATTAAACACTAGCCTTGCTGAACCAACCATAATCACCTGATGCCATAGAAGCACCTGACAAATATGTACCTGCACCCAAGGTAGCTTGGAATGTAGATGCGTTAATTACGCAAGTAGCGGTTGAAGTACCAATTGCAACAGCGGCTTGGGCAAAAACATAACGGTAACCATCGCTACCGAAAGTTTCAGCACCTAATGGGCCAAATGTTGGAATTGCTGTGCCAGCGGAATTAAGGTTTGTATTAGTTGTGTTATACAAATCTACGCCAGCGATAGGGAGAACTGAATATGCCATGATATATTTTCCTTTCGAATCAATGGATTAGGTTGTCAACACGCCTTGTAGGAATGAGTTGGAGCAAGTTAAGTTGCCAGCCCAGCCATACAATTTGACGATTGCATCTTGGTTGATCGATTGACGCTCGCCACCGATAGGAACGAAATTACGCTCTTTATGTGGGCGTAGGAAAATGTAGTTTGTGTTTAGCAAATACATATATGTTGCGTTCTCTTGAGCACCGTAACCGCCACCCAAGATCACATCAGCAGACATACCACCACCGTAGAACTTGAGGGAAGCAAAGCCAGCCGCACCTTCTTCTACACCTGCGATACGCTGAATAGCCTGTAAAGACTGAACATAGTAAGAGTAGAAAGTGTTACCAGCAACGATTGTGTCAACTTTATCAGTTCCACGAACAGACTTGATAGCGGCATCAGTCATCTTAGCTTGAATGTTTGCGTAACCAGTTACACCAGTTGTCGCTTGGTTCTGCCAAAATGTCCAGTTTGCACGGTTAATACCACCGTATGTGCCTGTTGTTGGTGAAGTAGAAACAGCGGCCGCTAGACCAGTAATGTTCTTACCACCGTTACCTGTACCGTCACCATAGATGTCAGTAGAAATACGGTTCAACAAACGGGCTTCAGAAACTTGCATACGGCCGTCTAACAGGTCGATGATCTGTTCCTTAGAACTGTTTTGCAACATTTCAAGTCCACTCATTGTTACAGAATCAGCGTACTGCGTAATGCTGAACTGAGCCGCAGAGATAGGGCTATCAGGGGTGATGTTTAATACTTCGTCAATCTTGTTACCGTAGTGGCTCTTTATCCGCTACTTCAGTATGTCACCATACTGTTCAGACTATATCATCCCTTTCGGGTGGGAAGCTCGTGGGGACATTACCGCTTTCGCTCGATCCCTAGTCGTTACACCTTCTGTGTCCCTAGCCCTTTCGGGTTACATACACAGCTTGGCTCGGTATTATCTTTAAACTCACCTAAATTTAAAGGTTTCCACCGAATTCATCCCATTTGCTACAAAAACTTGCTTAATGCAAATTCATGAAGGGGCTAGAAGTCAACCCTGAATAACTGTTTGCGTTGTTTGTGTTCGGATCGTTGTACATGATTTCTTGCAAAATCACATTACCGCCTGAGAACGGTTGAACATTTCCTTTAGCGTTCAAACGCTGTAGGATCGCATTGTTTTGTGTTAAGTTATCAGCCAAAATTCCGCTACGGCTCTGAATGGTAGTAGCGATAATATCGGTGATTGCTGAGTTAGCAAATGCCATGATATTTCCTTTATTAGATTAAGTTAAACCCGACCACCCTCTGCTTCTGACAATTGAGCCATCAACACAGAGCGTCTATCCTTTGCATCTGTCTTAGACACCTGACCGCTAGGAGTAGCGGACTTCGGACTAACAGCAGTTGCTTTGGCTTTTGCTACTTGTTGTGCCTTAGATGCTTGGGTATTAACTGAACGCAGGAGTTTGTCCTGTTCCAGCTTGTACGCTTCATCGTTCATACGCACAGCTTTGGCATAAGCCGATTCTAGGTCTTGGGCTAAACCTCGCTCAAGTAATTGAGCCATATCTTCCCTTACCATATCAAAGTGCGGAAACCGCTCTTTGTTACTGCTTACACGGCTGATTTCTTGGGTCAACCGTGCATTTTCTTCTTGCTCCCGTATCGCTGACAGTTGCTGAACTTGTTGCTGGGTAGCTTGAAGTTGTTGCATTAACTGCTGTTGATACGGATCTACATACGCCTGTTCAGGCATCTGAAGTGCATCTTGATTTAATTGTATTCCATAGTCTTGTGCAAGTCTATGAAACATTTGAACCTTCTGCTCATAGGGGGCTTTGCTTAAAACCATGTGAGCACGGCCTAGATTATTAATCCAAGCTACGGGATGGATTCCTTGTGCTTGAAGTTCAGGGGCAAATTGGCCAATAGCTTCGGTTAATTGTCTAGCATTGTCAGCTTCACCCTTATAAGCAGATACGCCACGCTTGTATTCGGCTTCACGCTGGTTGGCATATTCAGCAAACTTAGCAAATTCCGCTTTATCTAGCGGTTTGCCTTCCTGCATCTTGTTCCAAACCTCGACATACTCTTTTTTCCAAGTAGTCGGGCGTTTTATTTCTGTTTCTTCATCAGTTCCACTAGCTTCTGCAACCAGTTCAGGTTCTTGATCGGTATCGTCTTGGCTACTGGTTTCTTCTTGCTTACTTTTGAAACGACCTTTTTCGTCACGGTCGTTGCTTTCTTCGCTACTTTCTTGACTGGCGTTTTCAGCTTGGATTGGATCGTCATTTACTTCAATCTCCTTTTCTTCAAGGGCTTCTAATGTGCCTTCTTCGGCTTGGTCTAATGCGGCTTCTAGCAATTCTCTGCGGTCTAATTCTTCACTCATGTAATGCTCCTTATCTTAATTTTGCGTGGGCTACTTCGGCTATTGTGCGTTTTAAATGCTCACGCTCTCTTGTGCTTAATTCGTGCTTTTTCTGTGCCATCGGGACATCATTACCCAATTCAATACAGCCATTACGCTTTAAGTTCTCACGATGCGAGGAACGGCTACCAACCCATTGGCCATCAGCCATGCTAATGTGACCACCAATGTCAGGAATGACCATAGGGGCTTCTTTTGGGGTCATGTTTAACTTGTCTTGCCATGCTTTATCGGCTTCTGCACCTTCAAATGGCAGATTCCAGTAAGCAAGGTACTTTTCACGGTCATCATATTGCGTTGCATCAAATTCTTCATGGTTAACTTTGCAATGTGGGCAAGTTACGGTGACTTTGACTAAAGCCATTACATTCTCCTTATGATGTCAGGTAATTGTTCATATTCATCAGGTCTTAACAGGCAAATGCTGTCATACCAACGGGCATTTTTCCATCTCCAGCAAACAAATTCTTCTTTTGGTAGTAAAACCACGCATTTCACGCCCAAAGCACCAGCAAGATGGGCAGTACCTGTGTCAACGGTAACAATTCCCTTCATGGCTTTCATGTGGCTGGCAGTTTGTACCCAGTTTTTCTTCCAACCATCGTTAGGAAGTGGGTGAAATAGGCCATCAGAGTTAGGATTTAGCGAATATGCGTCATCTCCAACCAGTTCAGCCATGTGTTGATGGGCAATAGACTTGATGTAATACAAGGTTTGCTTGGATGCTTCCCAATTTACCCCGATCTTGGGTGGAATATTGCTAGGCAGGGCGTGTAAATAGCCTTCTGAACCCACAATTTTGTTCCGTGTGACGGGGAATAACGATTTAACAATCGGGTGCATCAAAGAAATATAGTACGGGAGCGACATCGAGCCGATCCAGTAGTCAGATTCGTTGGCAATACCTTCTAATCCGTTGCTAAACACATCTACAGCGTGTATTTGACCTAACAGGTGGTGCAATGTACCTTCTTGCAAGACAACGACCCTAGATGCTCCTAATGCTTTTAGGGCTGGTAAGAATCGGGCAAACATAATGATGTCACCAAAACCCTGCTCCATCTGCACGGTGATGGATTTACCCATTAATGGTTCACCTCTCCATACAGGCATCTTTAAAGCAGGTGCATAGGGCTGGGCTTGCTTGGCAATAATGTCAGGATGCCAACGGTATTCAAATCCCCTAAAGCCAGCTTCATACCTTCCAGCGTGTAGATGCTCGTAAGCTAACTTGTACTGTGCGTCAGCGTCTAATGTAGAAGTATTAATACGGATTCCTCATCGTCTAGTTCCTCTAGGCGTTTGGCTTCCATATACATCAATTGCTGTTGAATAAGCGATTGTTGTTTTCTGTAAGCTACTGCCGCAAGGATGTTATCCCGTTGTCTTTCAAGGTAGCTTATAGACCGTTGTAAATCTTCTGTTTCAGCTAACGGTATATCAGCCTTAACCTCTTGTTTTGATTGTACTTTAGATTGCTTAACTTTTGCAACAGGTGACACTAGATCACGAATGGATTGTTTACGGCTTGCGTTAGCATCTTTAATAGCTTGCTCTAGCTTGCGTTGACGCTCTGCGATCTTTTTATCTAATCGCTGTGCTCGTAACCATTCTTCCCTAGTCCAGCCATCGCCACCAGTTTGCCCCGTTGGGGTCGGTGCTACATATACCTGAAAGGCATCGTTCTGAAACGCATTAGCTTGAAAAGCCGTTGAAAACATTACAGAACTACCCAGCGTGACCCACTAGAAACTGTCACAGCTTGACCTGAAGCTACGGTCATTGGCCCTGCACTCATTGCACTAGAACCGCTAGGAATTGTATAGCTTGCCGATACAGTATTGCTATTTACGACTATGCCGTTAGTAGCTTGAATGACTGTACCCTTGACGCTATTTGGGGAAGTTCCACCGATAGCAGGGGGGCTAGATAAATCTAATGTGCCACCTAATGTCAGATTGCCAGTAGAAGTAACCGTACCGCTAAGACTGATACCTGAAACTGTACCTGTACCGCTTACGCTAGTAACTGTGCCTGAACCCTTGTTATTAAAGGTTGTCCAATCGGTGCTAGTTAAATAACCGTTTACTGAACCTGTAGCGGCCGCCATGCTAATAGCTGGGGTTGCACCGCCTGAAGATACTACTGGGGCAGTTCCAGTTACAGATGTAACCGTTCCCTGTGGATTAGATGCAGTAGTAATGCTAGTTACACGCCCATAAGTGTCGATTGTTACTACAGGAATTAGGGTACTAGAACCAGTTGTTCCTGCCGTTGCTACACCTGATGCAAGGTCAATTACAGGAGTATTACCGCCAGTAGATGTAATACGCCCTGTTGTTCCGCTTACACTAGTTACAGTACCACCGCTAGATGGGCTTGTATTGGTAATTGTAAAGTTAGGGTATGTGCCGCTAGTAGAAATACCAGTACCAGCAGTCAAGACTACAGTTTGGTCAGGAGCAGTATTGGTAATGTTTAATGTACCACTACTGGTAATAGGGCTACCAGTAACGCTAATTCCTGTACCTGCGGTTGCGGCTACGCTAGTTACTGTTCCAACGCTTACAGAGCCACCAAGACTTGTGCTTGTGCCATTAATAGTAATAGCTGAATTGGCTAACTGAGCATTGGTTATCGTGCCTGATAAATCAGTTGTAGGAATAGTGCTTGATGCTGTCATTGCACTTGTTCCGCTACCTTTGACATATCCTGTAAGAGTAGCCGCACCAGTTCCACCATTTGCAACAGCAACCTGACCAATAATGGTAGAAGCTGAAACTGCTAAAGGTGTGGTTTGTTTTACATAAATTGAACCATTAGGGCTATTTGCATAAGCCACGACACCCACTTGCACCGCATAACCTGTAGGCGGTACTGTATTCATTAATTGACCAGCAGAATATGGGCTTAGATATAAAACTTGGCCGACTGTAAATGACCCTGTATTGCAAGGCGTAAGCAATCCAGCAGTACATACATAGCCTACTGCACCTGAAGCAATAGTGCCGTTTGTAAGTCCTAATACCGCAGAAGTGCTAGACGCATCTGCTTTGGCAAGGGCAATATTAGGGTAACTTTGACCGCTAGAAGTGCTTGTAACATATACAGGTGTGCCGTTAGCAATGCTAGAGCCAGTATTGTTAATGACCTTTAATTGGACTTCTTGCCCAAGATGAACAGCATTATTAGTTACATCATTAAAATAAGTTAAAGCCTTTTGTGTGCTGTCATACCATAATTCACCTTCTGCATAGCTTGGGGCAGATGTAGAAGTAAATGTTTCATAATCGCTAATAGTTGGATGGGCTTGCGTTGCACCTGTGGCTAATACGACATTGCCTGAACCAGTTGTGCTTGTAGCAGGAAAAGCACCGACATCGCTATAAGTTAAAACGACTGTACCTGTCTTGCCGTTTACGCTAGTTACTGCATCGGTATTGTCTATCTTCTGCCATGCCGAGCCGTTATATACCGCCCAATCGCCCACTTGCCAATCGGTAACACCGTTCAAATTGGTAGAACCAGCCACATTGACTACATAGTAATAACCCTTAGTTCCCACAGAAGATGTCAGCGTAGGAGTATTTGTGCTTGCGTTCCATGTGCCTTGATAACTTAACGCTCCTAAAACTGCTGCTGGAAGCTGGCTAATAGGTACTGTGCCACTACCATCTAAAGTTGCAACGCCATTGGCTACACCTTTTTCAGTAGTAGGTATATAACCTGATACTGTTGCACCACTAATTGAACCGCCAGTAATTGTTACATTATTAGCATTTTGAACAGACATTGTGCCAAGACCAGTAATGTCTGTGCTTGGTACTGTTGCACTAGCGGTCATTGGAGATGTGCCATTACCCTTTACATAACCTGTAAGAGTTGATGCACCTGTACCGCCATTGTCAACAGGGACTGTTCCTGTTAATTGATGGTCAGCGTTCCAATCACTTGGGCGGACAACGGATGTGTCATCTCCGTCAGGTATCGTTGAAACCTTAGTATGCTTGACTGTAATAGCCATTAATGAACTCCGATTATCTTGCCGTTTTCGTCACGCATAACAGTTTTAGGTCTGTTGTGGTTTTCGTTGATTGTATTAACCAAGTCACCCAATGCCAGCGTCATCTGCTGATTGCTATGGCTGATGGCATCGGCAATCGGTTGCATAGGATGTTGCATAGATGCGGCCATAGCTTCCTCAGATAAATAGGCTTGAGCACCATCATCTACACCAGCAGAAATACGGGCTGTTTCAATCTTTGCACCGTTGTTAATGTGTGCTAACAAGACCTGAGTATTACGCTCGGTGTTCATTTTCATCTGTGCAACCTTCATATCCATCTCGGCTTGCTGACGGTTACGTTGATCTTCCAGTTGGAATTTAAGTTGATTCTCTTGGGCCTGATATTCTTGCTTGGCCTTTTCCAGTTCCATCTGCATCTGCATCTTCTGTTGCTCAAGTTGCATATCCTGCTGGGCCTTGGCTTGTGCGGCTTGCATCTTGGCTTGCTCTAACTGCATAGTCATCTGCATCTTTTGCATTTCAGGGCTAGGTGGCTTAGGTTGGCCTTCCATTTGTTTAGCTTGCTGACGGAATTTATCTGCGGTTTCGTCAATCAAACCTTCCATACCCTTACCAGCTTTAAACGCTGTTACACCGAATTTAAGCATCTCCATAAGCAATGGGGTAAGTTCAGGTGCGTTTGTGGCTACAGGTAATGCGGTCTGCATGAAGCTACTTACAGCGGATAAGAACTCAACACGGTCTTGCTTTTCCTGTTGTTCATCCTGATAAATCATCGAATCGCTAGTGACTTCGATACGGAAGTTCTTAGCTGGTTCATCCTTCAGGAGTTGCAGGGCTTGCGGTATAAGCTGTTGATCCTGTGGGGATAATTGCATTGCACCGCTGATCTTAACGATAGTGTCATCGGTAAAATGCTGGCAAATAATCTGTGCTTTGATCTGCAATAGGGCTGTAGCAAAGTTCACTACATCGTGTTGCATAGTCTTTAAACGCCCTGAAGCGTTGTTTGACTTAATGATTTGAGCACCAAGGGTTTCGTTAGGATCGGTTTGGCCACGCTGAATGTCAGCAATGCCCATGATCTCGTAGATTTGGCCCTTGACCTGCTCCATAGCTTGATAAGCCATGTTAAGACCTTCAGCAATTGGCTTGATGTCTACAAGGTTAATAGCCCCCTGTAATCCACCCTTCTCGCTAAATGCACCATAGTTCTTAACTGGCAATAGGGCATTGTTCTCACCTTCGGAGAATAGACGGGCAAGGCTTGGCTCTGCCGCATCGTATACACCCCGAACTTTAAGTGCCTGAATAAAGCCATCAATACGGTCAGCCAGCGTGTCTAGCTGTCTAGCTTGGTCTTGGTATAGAACAAAGTCAGGAACAGGAACTAGGCTGTCTGTCGTGAGTGTAGAAAACATTGGCTTAGGACATGGCCAAAAGTTTTCAAGCTGTAATGGATCATCACGAACATCAAGGATTTTGCCCATTGACTTTGATAACCATAGAACTTGACCGCTGGTTTTATCCCAAATCTCATAAATAACGGCTTCGTGTGAGCCTTCGCCCATCTTTTCAGCAAAGGTTTTAGAACTTTCAGGTTTGGTATCAAGCGGAATCTTACCGCCTAGTTCTTCACCAAAGCGTTCAACAAGGGCAGGTCTACCCATGTAAACCTTACGCCATACCGCTGTAACTTCTTCCCATGTACGGGCAACGGTTAAACCAAAGTCACGCCAATGGACATAATCTACTGGAGCACATTCGTATTCAATACGCTCTTGGTTTTCACGATGGATGCCACCTTCAGTTTCAGCTTCATCAATATCTTCTGTGATCTGATAGCCGTCATCGGGAGCACCTTCGCCTTCACCACCAGCTTCGCCAGTAATGTGTGGCTCATAGCGTACCCAAGATGTTCCACGACCACCAAGTAAACGATCTTGAACGCATTGTTTCATGGCATTTGCATAGTCACCATAATGTTCAATTTCGTACTCTAATGCCCGTTCTAGCATCATTGAAGCTACACGGCCAATAGGATCATTGTCCCTAAACCTGCGTGAAACATCAGGTCTTGGCAAGCGAGCAAATACCGCTGGGGTTATGGTCTGTACATTAGACCAAAGGATATTGAATTTAGCGTTAGGATTGTTGCGACTGCGTTGGTCATCACGATACCGTTTAACAATCTTGTCGGCTCTACCTTCCCATTCCTTGAATGTACGCTCGTATTGGGCAATGCAGTTATACCAATCTTGGTATGTGTGATCCATATAAATCCTTAAGTAAAGTTACCTACAGCCAATACAGTTGCACCAGCACCAGTAGTAATCTTCCATGCACCGTTTACTGATACAGCATTGATTTCAATAGAATAAACGCCTAAAGGTAGACTTGCTGGCAATAATGGATAAGATGTTGCACCATCTAAAAGTGATACTGTACCTGTAAGAGAAACGCTTACAGTAACGACTAAACGCATTAAAGTGTCACCAGCCGCTCCTGTAACGCCTAATACTTGAGCAGTCTGTGATGCGGCTACGGTTTCGTAGAATGTGCCAAATGGTTGATTAACGCCTGACATGATTAAATCCTTTTAATGGTTGATTTGGGGGTTTGCTTCCATAATTCATCAAGACTTACATCCGTTTGCCCGACATGAAGGCCTTTAATCCTTGAATCTTTGAGGATAGGGCTGTCCTCATCCTTCCATACAATGCTGAGATAACGCATAGCGTCTGCCGAGTGGCTTGTCCAATCGTGCTTCGGGCGATCTCTAAATACTTTTTTATCATCATCCCACTCCCGTTGATATTGACGCAAACATTCGATTAATTCTTCACATTTATTATCGAACCAAGTGCGAGTTAATGCAAGTCGTGTTGCCTGTATTCCATCCTGAATTGACAGGTTTGGAACAATTTTTAGATGTTTTATGTCAATTTTTGCAGAAATTTGTTCGATTATGCTCTTACCACCGCTTGCTAGTGTTTTTGCTCTAGCGTCATGGGGTAGCCAATGAGTGCCATATTTATATCCAAATTCATCTTCTTTTTGGGCAAGTAAACCTGTGTAAAAAGATATAGGTTGGCCATTGCTGGAATGGTGATCAAGCACTCGTATCTCACCATAAACAACCTGAAACCAAATAATGCTCGTACTATCGTTATAGCCCAAGTCCCATGCCGTATGACAGGGGAACATAGGGTCATAGTCGATGCTGGTAATACGCTCAAGATCAGTAACCCTACGCATTTCCTGCCCATAATACGCCCCGACTATGGCCGCCTCAAATGAGCAAAGGAACTCAGCCTCGTACTGATTGTCAGACATCATGCGTCTAGCATCGTCTAATTCAGCTTGTGGCAATAGACCCGACTGATCCGCTCTTAGCGTCTTGGAATACCAGTCATTATTGCCAATGGCGTTCTTATACACTTCATAGAATCCGTTGTGTCCACGGGGAGTGCCTATAAATGTGGCAAATCCGCCCCTATCAGCCAAAGCTGGTCTGATGATTTCACCCCATACACGGGGCTTCATATCGGCATATTCGTCAAGTACGATTCCGTCAATAAAATTTCCTCGGAGTGAATCAGGCGAATCTGCTCCAAACAGGCGAATCTTAGCCCCGTTGTGCAATTGAACCCATAATTCAGACTGATTGGCTTTAGCTAATGCTGGTGCGGCAAAGCGTAAAAGGTAATCCCATGCCACGGATTTAGCCTGACTGTATAGTGGGCAAAGGTAAAAGTACCTGCCATCAGGCTTTTGTTCTTTAATTGCCCTGCGAATTAAGTCGTTGATGCTGGCTACCGTCTTACCTGCTCTACGATGACAGACTAATACTGCCCAGCGTTGTTTACGCTTGTGGAAGTCTTTAAACGCATCCCGTGCTTTGTATTCAAACTCATGGACTACTTCAATCATCTTGCCACTTGTAGATGTGTACGACTGGAGCGGTTTCGTCACCAACTTGTTCTGAACGGGCTAATTTAGGCAGATGGTATTCCATAACAGATTGGAGCATCCCAAATGCTTTCTCAGGATTAGGCAAAACGATGTATTTGTCATCTTCGTTTTTAACGCCTTTAGCGACTTGTTCTAGCCACTCTTGCATTTTGTGGGCATTACCATCAACAAAGTTAGCAATAGCCTCACGAGCCATCGTAGTGCTTTTATTAGGCACTCCCTTAGGCCGCCCTGCTCTATTAAGGTTTCCGTCAGATTTCGACAGTTTTTTTTCCATACCTTATCCAAGTAGTTGATTAAGATAGGTTAATTCTACTCTAAATTATTGATTTGTTGTTGGATTAGTTCTTTACGGCTTGGTGGTGTAGTCATGTATGACTTGAGTGCATCTAAAGATTTAAGTTGTTCAGGGCTATAAGCCAATGCTTTGTTTATTTCTTCGGGCCATTGACCTACTGTGTATCCACGCAATGCTGAATCAGTAGCATTTTTTATGGCATCTTTTTCAGGTCGGCCTTCATCTAATGTAGCTTGCCAATCTAATGCGTGTTCTTTAAGCGTTTTAAGCTGGTCGGGTGACCAAGACTGCATCAAAGTTTCTCTAGTTTGATTAGCCATAGGATCAATATGTAGCATTTCTGCGGCTAAATCATGGTGCGTAAACTGTTTAGGTTTAAAAACTTCTACTCCAACCCTGTCAATTGGCAATGATGGATGCTTATTAAAGCCGCCTTCAGGCAAAGGTGCTCCAGTTTCGCCAATAGGATAAGTTTCAGCAAAACCCCTATCTTCGGCAGGATTTACCACAACCATTGGGTTGTGTTTAGCAACAAAAGGATAAGCCTGTGTTGCTTGATTTAACAGATTTGTAGCGTAATCAGCCATTAATCTATTTCTTTATCCAAAGACTTAAGTTTGTTTTCAAGCAATCTTCTGCGTTCTTCACGCAAACGCTGTTGCTTTTCTAATGTAGATTCTTTGTGCTCACGCAAAAGATCATTGCCTTTTGGAAATTTTTTGTTCATGTGTTCCATTACATATTCTCCATGTATCTCATTAAAACAGCCCGTCTTAACTCATCACCACGCACATTACCAATGTCTTTAGAACGCTGAATAGCGTCAGGTATGGCTTGTTGCTCGGTTTTGTATGATTTGTAAGCGTTTGGGGTTTGCATTACATTTTTGCGGATTTCGTTCATTCCGCTAAATGTATTTGGGTCATTGATTTGACCATTGTAAATTGTAGGAACATTGTACATAGCGTTAGCTTGCGGCAAACCTAATTCTTTACCTGTTGCGGTCATGCTTAATTCTGTGTGTGGCTCGTAACCACCTTTGTCAAAAACAATAGGTCTTTTTGTATCAATAGGCTGTCCAGCAGAATCTACTGTGGGTTGCATACGCAACATATGGGCCATTTGATTAAAGTCCATTATTCTTCAGCATCCCGTTTGCCTAAAAAGCGACCATAAGCCTCTTCTAGCTTGGCTTTGCGGCTACCTTTGGCGTTGTCACGTTCAACATTAAGGGCAATCGCAAGAGCCTGTTTTTTAGGACATCCTGCTTTCATCTCGGCTTTCATATTGCGACCTACCGATGCTTCTGTACCTGATTTGTCTAATGGCATGATTAACCTTTGAATTTAAGTAAATAAATGGTTGTGTCAATTTCTTGGGCAATATTGTCAATAAGCTGGACAATTTCAGAATCGGTGGGCAGATCGGCCCGTGCTTCTTTTACAAACTTTTGCAACGATTGCAAGTATGCTAACGGTTCTTTAGGCATATGGTATGTAGCAGGAAATTCGGTTATCTGACCGTATATGCCAAAGTAGGTTTCCGCTAACTGGTCTGCGACTTCTATGATGCTCTCGTAAAAATGGCCGAGTGCTTTGTGTTTAGCATAAGACTTGGTGGCCCAATGAAAAAAGTGGGTGTTTGTCCCCGAATGAAGCAATGTTGCAAGAAACAACGCCATCGACTTTTCCATACAAATCCTTATGTTATGGGTATATTTTCCTTGATTTTATCAAGTATTTCAATCATTACAAGACATCCGCCACCTTTTTTTATTTCACCTCTTTGCAGAAATAAAACATCAATTTGGCTATCATCATCAAATACACCAGCACCATTGCCGCCTAAAGCATCCCACAATGATTTAACACGATTGTCCAAATCTTGCCTACGCTTGTTGGCAAAATGAATTGTGATCTTCATTTCAAGCCTAGCATCGCCCAATTTTGGCACTCGGTATTCGGATACATAATCAGCCACTTGCTTTTTAAATTCAACGGCTTCTTTGCTCAAATAACGCCTATAACCGCTACTTTTTATGTAGTGGTTGACTGTTGGCGGCAAAGGTAAGTTAAGGACAATCATTTAATAAAATTTGGGTCTGTACCAAGAGTTGTTCTTCGGTGATGGCGTACTCTCTTTCAAAACGCTTGCGACCCATTCCGTGAATACTGGTATTTGATCCTCGATGGTGGTACGGGCAAAGGGGGATAACAGGGGCATTACTTCGTTTAGAAGTTCGTCTAATGTGATGCAATTCTGCTGGCGTTCCCTCATTGCCTTGATGCCTACATAATGAGCATCCCAATTCAGCAGTTTTTCGGTAGAGTTCTTTTTCGGCTTTAGTGGCCATTTGCGTGGTCGCAGGACAGTTGTTCTAATTTTTCAGCACTTTCAGCAATATCAACACTTAATTGCAAAAGGATAACAGGATCGCCTTTGCTAAGTGCTTCATCAAACATACGAATTAAAGTTTTAAGTATCAAAAATTCTTCTGTAAGGGTCATCATCGGGTCATTTTCTCCAAGTTGCGGTTACTTGCTTGTTCGGTACGCCACGCATCAAAACGCATTGTAGCCGCTGTGATCTTCCATTTAAGTGCTTCTGCTTGTTCTGTTGCCGTTCCTATTGCACCGCACAAATCTTGATATTCTTGGCTTGCATACGCTTCCCGTTCTTGACCGCCAAGACTTTGTTCATTTGACTTCTTCATCATTATGGCTTTAAGACTTGATTTGTACGCTTCTAGCTGGGCTAACTGGCCTTTAGCACGGGCGTATTCAGGGGCGTGCGTAAATATGTAATTGATTGCTTCGTGTGGATCGTATTCGCTCATTTGCCTAATATTTCCTTTATGCGTTTTTTGACAGCTTCTTCTGTGTCTTTGTTGCGTTCAATCAAATCTTTAACTAAATCCCAATTTCTATACCGTTTTGCAATGGCAATGTAGGATTGGGCCAAATAGTTGATGCGGTCTTTAAAGTTGTTCATCTAGCTGTTTAATACGCTGGCTAATTCTTGCCCGTAGTTGTTGCCAACCCTCACCAGCATAGGGCGTGATACCAACTTCCTGCGCCTTTTTAAGCGTGAGTTCTTCTGTTGCATAAAATGGTAATTCAGGCTTTTTGCTGACAATTGGTTCAAGGTCAAGGTCATCAGTCCAGCGTTCATTGTTTAAAAATGTGGCTGGGTATGGAATGAAATCTTTTGCCGTTTCCTTAATCTTCCAGTATTTAAGGTAATTAGGCATGGCTTGTAGGCACTCTGCTTGTTGGACAGGGGTTAGCCTATTCCAACTGCGTTCAGCGTCTTTACGCCCCATTTTACGGGGATACAGGCTATAAAATTCGTTGAAGTTCATTTATTTGCTCCAATAGGGCTTTTATTTCGTAAGATTGAAAGCGTAAAACTGTCACTACATCTGCAAGTTTTAAATTATCAAATTTGACATTTTCGTATTTGGATAAAATGTCGGCCATTTCGTATGCGGTCATTTCTCTTGTGCCTTTCCAAACTCACCATTTTGCCAATCCCAACCAAACATTAACTTAACCATTTTTTTGTGAAACCAATTAGGCTTTTTTTCTACATAAATATGCAAAGATTTGTTGATAATCCAGCATCCTGCTTTGGCTGGCTGTGAATGAAAAGTGTATTGTGGTTCATTCATTTCTCTTGTGCCTTTCTTACATTTTCCAAAGCTAAATTTATACAAAACATTGCCGTATAAAAACCAAAAGCAAAACTTCCAGCCATTGCTAATCCAATCCATATACCTTCTGTCATTTTTCTTGTGCCTTTCTTAGTATTGCAAACACTTCGTCATATACAGTATTACAAGCATCAAGCCAGCCATCTTCGTATGTGTTCTCATATTCTTTATACGAACCAACATCATCAGCAATAGATTTAATAGCGGTCAGTATTTGCTCATCTGTTAGTGTCTTAAACGCTGACTTGTAAATGGTTGTGCCACATTGTAGGCAGATTGATTCATAGTTAGAAAACCTATCCTTTGCTTTTGATTCCTTTGCTGGATGGGTGTAGAGTGGTACACAAGGTTGTTCAATATCAAAAGATATGTTCAATGCCGCACCCAAGCTATTAAAAAGCACTCCATCTACCATCCACGCTACTGGTTCATTGTTCATTTGTTTATCCAAAAAAATATGATTGCCGCAATAACCAAGACCGTGCCAAAGGTAACAAATGTACCAATGGCAAATACGGTCATTATGGTTTCGATCATTTAAATTACGCCAAAGCTGACTGACATTGATTCAACTTCAACTTGATTGATTGTTGTAGTCAAACCTTTGGCTTTGTACTTTGCCGCTTGTTTTTCAGCGTTTTCAAGTTTTTCGTATTGGCCTTTAAATTCGCCATTTACTTTTAATGAATAACGAATTACTTTTTTCCATGTACTCATTTGTTGTTCCTTTTTCTATTTCACTCGTTATTGAGTACTTACAGTATATTAAGTTAGCTTAACAATGTCAAGCGTTTTTTATAATTATTTTGTAGGGACTTACCCTATGTGTTGTTTTTTAGTCATAGGTTGCCCAAAGGTGATAGCACCCCATCCATTCAGAAGTTGATCTGAACTAATGCTCCCGAAGGTAGTGTTCATTCGATTACAAGGTTGTCTATCACCATTGTCCTTGCATCTTGTGTGATACCCACTTAAGTTCACGGGGCTTGCTGTCAGGTGTAAACCAGCCCATGTTTTCTTCCACGCCACCCATTTAAGTGCTTAATTTCGTTTGGAGTACGACAGAAATAGAAAAACCCTTTGGGGTTGTTCTAAGGTGAAGTTGCTTAATAAATGGCTCTAAATCATTTACTAAACACTCAGAACAACCCGAAAGGGTCTTGTGCTTAGAGCTAACTACTAAACAGACTTCACTCTGCCAGCACAGTATATCAAACTATTCCAGTTCAGGCCAAATTAATTTATGCGTATTTGGAAACAGCGTTTTTCGTGTAATCAATCCATGCGATTCTTTTTCTAGTGTGGCCGCAAGGATCACCAGCTTGTCCATTGGTATCTCACCGTTCTGCCACATAGAAACGGCAGGTACAGAAACCCCTACCAGCTTGGCTATACGGGTTGGGCCACCTAGAAGTTTAATGATTGCGGTTGGATTCATATAAGCTATCTTAACATTTTTACAACATATTTGCAAATAGTTCTTGCTTTATTGTTTAAGGTAGCTTAATATGGTTGTACGGTATATGCCGTGTAAATTTAGGAGAAACTCTAATGAGTGAGCAAGATCAAGACTTTCACAGCTTCCAACAACATTTGGAACGCATCTTTAAAGACCTCGATGATGGTGTATTTATTACCCAAGCAGAAATAAACGACCTACGCTACGCCTGTGGCCTACTTCGTAACAGCCATGTCAACCCGTTATTGCGTGATGTTATTAATGACTTTGGCAAAATCTTTAGGAGTGCCAAATGAAACCTGAATTTATGACAATAACGCCTGAAGTGGCGGCATCATTTTTAAAACACAATACCGATAACCGCAATAAACGGGGCTGGTGGGTAAATGGTCTTGCCAACATGATCAAGCGTGGCGAATGGATACCAACACATCAGGGTGTGGCGTTTTCCAAATCAGGCAAGTTAATTGATGGCCAACACCGTTTAGAAGCAATTGTAGAAGCCAATATACCCGTGCAGATGCTGGTAACTACTGGCGTTAGTGATGATGCTTACAAAGTCTTGGATAACGGCATTAAACGCACAATGGCTGATTTGACTGGTATGCACATGAGAACCGCTGAAGTGTGCCGTGTATTGGCTAGATTGGCTTATGGTGGCGATACAGTTAATAGTGCCGATCAAATTCTTGAAATTTACAATACGGGTGTTGGTGAAGTACACGATAACTTAGTAGAGTTTTGCGGTAAAAATTTAAAGGTGTTTTCTTCAGCACCTATTAGAACCGTGGCTACCTGCATGATCCTTGATGGCCATAATCAGCAATACATCAAGAGTATGTACGCCAATTTGTGCAATCAAAAGTTTAATGATTTACCCAATATTGCCCATGCGTTTATTCGTCAAGTGACAGAAAAAAAAGCTACCGTAGGTTCTAGATATGACCTTATGGCTAGGTCTTTAAAAGTGTTTGATGTAAACCAAGAAGCTACAACAAGGCTAACGGTAACTGATTCAGATGCAACAGCCGCAGTAGCTTATTGCCGTAATGTAGTAAGAAACTTATTAAATAAGGAAACAAAATGATTATTTCAGATACCCAACGAGATTTTAAAATTGCCCCTGCTGGCCTACATATGGCACGCCTTTATTCAATTATTGACTTAGGCCACCAAGCTACAGAATGGGCTGGCGAAACTAAGATCATGCACAAGGTGGTATTTACTTGGGAATTGCATGGTAATGACGATAACGACCAGCCACTTAAGACTGATGATGGCAAGCCATTAATTGTGTCTAAGCGTTATACCGTGTCATTAGGCGATCAGGCCCGTCTGCGTCAAGATTTGGAAGCATGGTCAAACAAGAAAATGACCCCTGAAGATCGTAAAAACTTTGATCTTAAGAACTTGCTAGGTAAGTTCTGCATGGTCAACATTACGCATAGCGAGGATGGCAAGTACGCTAACATCAGCGGTATTAGCCCAGTACCTTCTGCCCTGCGTAACGCCCAACCTGATGGCATTAACCCACCATTGCACTTTTGGTTAGCTGAGTTTGACCAAGCCAAGTACGATGCTTTGCCAAAGTACTACAAGGAGAAGATCACCGAATCATCAGAATGGCGTGGCCAAAAACAGCGTGAAGCTAATGAGCCAAAGATTGTTGACGATGATTTATCAGACATTCCATTTTAAGGGGCAAGCATGAAAGCATTTCCAACAGAACACGCAATAGCAGGAACGATGGATTTTAAAGCTGATGGCATGGATTTGCGTGATTATTTTGCGGCTAAAGCATTGCAAGGGTATCTAGCACAAGGATTTAGTGCGGAACTTAAACCATCTTCTGTATGTGAAAGATGCTATGCATATTCTGATGCAATGATGAAAGCGAGAAAAAATGATAGTTAAAGAAAAGGTGGCAGAAAGTGGACATTGGTATACGAAAGACGGCACTCCAGCCTATACAACCATCGGCAAAACTGGTGAACGGCCAACAACGCTCCGTGACGCACGGAAACTCGGACTTTTGCCAAGTGTTACAACAATTAACGGAATGTTATCGAAAGCAGGGCTTAATTCATGGTTGCAACAGCAAGTCCTCTTATCGGCATTAACGCTACCTAGACTGCCTGACGAACCTGAAGCTGATTGGTTGTCCCGTGTTATGCAGGACAGCAAGTCTACGGGCAGGGAAGCCGCAGAACGGGGTACAGCTATTCACGCCATTATTCAAGGTTATTTTGAGCAGATGTATATGCCACAAAAACCTGCGTATTTGAATAACATTGATGTGGCCCTAGCTGACGCATTTGGTAACCAGCCGTGGATTAGCGAAAAGTCTTTTGGCCACCCGTTAGGTTTTGGCGGTAAGGTTGACTTGATGGCTAAACCGATCAACGGTCAGGGTAGCGGCTATGTGTGTGATTTCAAGACCAAGGAAACCGACTTAGACAAGGTTGATGTTTACTTTGAGCATGAAATGCAACTGGCGGCTTACAGAGAGGGTCTAGGGATGCCTACAGCCCGTTGTGCCATCGTTTTTGTCAATGCCCTTACCAATCAGGTCAAATTGATTGAAATTGAGCAGGATCGGCTTCAAAAGGGCTGGGAATGTTTCGAGCATTTACTACGGGTTTACCAAATAAAGAACGGAATATAATGGGCTATGGGCGGTGGGGTAGACAAAATCTATGCTCCTTCACGGGACTGCCGCCCACCCTATATGGGCGTTAAGCCACCAAAGTAGGATGCAGTAATTGGGTAATTTTGTGGCTTTCTGACCCATTGTTAGTAACTGCCAAATACTGCCTTGTCGTTTTTTTGCACATATTAGGGAAAGTCCTAATAAAAATGTGTTGACATTGTTAAGTTGGCTTAATAAACTGTAGTTACTCCATTGGGGAGTGAGATAGATAAGGAGATTCAAATGCAAGTTTTAGACATTCAAATCACAGAAGTAGATAAGTTAGGTATGTTGTTGGCTCAGATCGCTGACTTAGAAGCACAGGCAGAGATCATCAAGAACAATCTCAAGAACGCTGGTGAGGGCCACATCGAGGGCAACCTGTACAAGTCTTGCGTAACCCTGTCACAGCGTAAGACTGTAGATAACAAAGCCGTATTTGCAGAAGCAAATGTGCCAGCAGACTTGATCGAAAAGCACACCAAAACAACCGCTGTTATTACTCTTAAAGTAACAGCCCGTTAATCAACGACAGGTCATTGATACAGTTCAAATGAGCCGTGTGAGCAGAATTTAACATGACCTTGACCTGTCACCCAACTTAGGAAAAACCATGAAATATTTATATCTATTAGCACCATTAGGATTGGCCGCTTGCAGTTCATTTGAACCACCAAATGTCACCCTTGAAACCGATAAAACGGCTTATCACATGACCCGTGCTCAAGTTATTCTTGGCATTAATGAGTGTGAAGATGCTGGCACACGCCCTGTAGTTATTACCGCTAAACGCAAGATCAACGGTGTTACTACCGATGTACCTGTAGAAGTAACCTGCAATCCACGCTACAAGATTTTTCACTAGGAGATCAGCATGAAAGACTTTATTTTAGGCGGTTTAATGGCTTTGTTTATTTGTTTTGTAATTTTTGGCGTTCAGTATCTTGACGGAAAATATTAAATGAACAATGAACCAGTAGCGTATGGCAGATACATTGAAAACGCAAAAATGTGGCTAGTTGTTGAAATTGATGAAAGTATACCGCCAAATATGGGCTACATTCCACTCTACACCCATCCAGCAAAGACACCTGCAAAGCAAAAATATGATGATTGTATGAAAGATTGTGATGAACCTAATCCAGTAGAAAGATTGCGGTTTTTCTTATCTTGTGCATTAACTGGTCAAGACTGGTTGGATGTAGAGCCATTTATTGATGCTATTTCCCATCCAGCAAAGACACTAACAGATGAGGAAATACGAGATTTGGCTGGATACGCTGGTGAAAATTCTTCTATGGATGACATGATTGAATTTGCTAGAGCAATATTAAAAAAGGCACAAGAGAAATGAAGTACAAGCCATTTGATCAGGGATTGCATGATGAGTGCGATCCCCCTGCTCGTAATGCGGTTGCTGAGTGGCTTAAAAATCTTTGGTATGTCGATGCCTTACCTAACCCTGATAAGTACGCTGTAGACCTTGTATTGAGCAAAAATGGGCAAGAAATTGGGTTTGCAGAAGTTGAAGTGCGTGATTGGGGTATGAACTTTTGCCCTTACGACACAATCCACATTGCCCAGCGTAAAAAAAAATTGTTTGCCCATCCCCGTACCACGATGTATGTAGTCACTAAAGACTATACCCATGCTTACTGGATCAGGGCATCCAAGATTAAAGAATTTACCCCAATTGAAGTTCCTAATTCAGCAGTTGCACGGGGCGAATACTTTTACGATGTTCCTATTAACCTGTGGAAATATGTTGACTTACGGGAATTGTTTTAAGCGTAGGGCCTTGTACCTGATTTATCAATAATTAAAGACTGTCTGCGAGGATGATCGCCAGCAGTATTAGGCACAGAAATATGTGTCCAGCGGTCAAATTCTCGAATAACTTGGTCATATCCGATTCCCGATGCAATTACAGCCTTAACAACCTCATCAGGGGTCATGTTCGGTATACGAATGTCTGCCGCACAACCAATCCGATGTTGGCTACTGTCCTTTGATCCTACAGCGTCATTGACTTGTTTGCAACGAAACGCTGAATTAACCATAATTGGCTTACCACCAAGCACTTCTTTAACCTGTTCTAAAAACAAAGCTAAACGCTCTAGGTTGGCTTTTTCTGCATCATTAGGGGTATTGTCAAACTCACGGTGATCGGTGATTGTGAGTTCCTCTAGCGTAAAATGCTCAGTTAGTTTCGTCATTGTTTGATCCTATCTTGATTCCTGTAATTAAACCAATAAAGCCGCCAACAATGGTCTGAAAAGCTGGGCCAATAATTTGAAATACCACCGTATCATCAACATTAGGGTCAATAACCGCAAAAGCAAACATTAATAACATAGCCGCCACAACGCAAACTAGCGACCAAGCCGCAATAACTAAAATGTGTTCTTTACTGTCCATCTTTTGCTTCACTTTTCTTAGCCATAATTTTTTCAAGTGTGCGACCGCCAAAATAAGCGGACATTATTAACATACCCCATTGTCCAAGCAATTCTACATAGGCTTGTTTTACATTCAAATCAAAAGCCGAGGATGTGGCAAATATAAAATATCCTGCCAAAATGGCTATAAGGGTCATAGGGCGTATATTTTTACTTAACCAACTATCTGACGCCAAGTCAGCTTTCCATCGGTCTGACACATTGTTTTGCTCATTCATGTCAGCTTGAAGTTCGGCTAATTTGCCGTCTTGAGCCAGTTTTTGAAGTTCTAGTGCCGCCTGTGCTTTTTGAGCAGGATCAGGAATAACTTTGTCTAGGATTTTTAACCCAGCACCAACAATATCGTCTATGCCAAACATATCAATATTTTCCCATAATTAAAGTTGCCGCAAAAAGCCAAATAACTAATAACAAAATAGTAATCCATATTATTTTTTCATCAATCACTTAATGCCCCATGTCAAATACCATGCAATAAAAGCCGCTACAAAAAAGCACCAAAACTGCACCCGTCTAACAGCTTTTAAATCGTGTTGATATTCTTCGTTATCTTTGCGTTCCAAATTCTCAATATCCAGCTTGATTTTAAGGACTGCTTCCCACTCTTTAGCACCGTACCGCTTTACAAAATCAATCTTTAGCTTGGCTTCTTCATCGCTAATTTGCTTCTTTTTTTGCCAATCTTCTAAAGCCTTAATTAACGCCCGTTGCTTTTTAAACTCTGCTTCACGCCTTGCCCTGATGCGGTCATTAGCTTGTTTTTGGGCTACATCAACAGCGTCTTGCTGTACACCCTCAATGCTTTTACTTAACTGCTTTGATGCTTCACGGCTTGAATCCAAACTACTGCTAAGACCCTTTACGCCCTCAGATAACCCAAATGGATCAGGCACTTCATTTACTTATTTGAAAACCAATGTGCGATAAAACCCACGATGGAACTAATAGCCGAAACAAACCCCATACCGACCCAAAAACCACCACGACTGCGGTTAGCCATTGCAACAAGTTCATCAATGCTGGCTTCCATCTTGTCAATTTTTTTAGACATATCGTCAAACTTGGTTTCATAAGATTCAACCTTGTTCCACAGTACCCCATATTTAACTGGGTCAATCTCGAAAGCCATCATCATCCAATCAACGCTTTTACTTCGTCTTGAGTTAAACCTAATGCGGCTAGTTTAGCTAGTGCAGATGCCTTTGTATCAATAATTGCTTGTGCATCAGCTTGGGCTTGTGCAGTTACGGCTTGTAGGTCGTAAGCTACTTCTGTTTCATTTACATCATAAGCAATATCACCACGAATAGTAACTACTTGTGGATACAGTTTATAAATTGCATTTGTAATATTAATCATGACGCAATCTCCTGCAAGATAATAGTTGAAGTAAAGCTATTTTCGTTTATATCTACTGCCGCACCACCAGCAGAAGCAAAGTAAACTGTATAAGCCGTGCTAGAAGTAGTAGCTGGACTATCAATATAAGAAAATGTTAAATTGCCACCAGTAGCGGCACTTGGGTTATATAACCATGCAAATGCTTTATTAGAAGAAGTACCAGTAGGGGCTATATTTGTAGAATCACGATATATAGTTGCACTTAATTCTCTATTTGCGGCATTTGTATAACAACCAACCAAAGTTACTGTTATTAATACTTTGCTTGTAGAAAATTTAGGGGTGATATTTGCCGCTAATCCAGTTGTAACAAAAGAAGTGCTACTGGTTGTTATTTTTCCAGCAACAGTACCTTGAACCACTTGCAACACTTGTCCAGCACTAGCTTGTGTAGTAGCGTTGTTAAATGTTAGACCATTAGTCCCATCCAAAATTAAACTCATTGTGTCACCTCTGCTGGTAATGGTTCGTTACCTTCAGCTACCCATTTTAGGTAGGTTTGGTAGTCTGTGTTGGCTTCATCAAATGGAAGCCACCAAACAGTTCCATCTTCGGTTGTTTTTTTCAAAGATTTAACGCCATCTTCGGCAGTTACGATTTCATATTTAGTCATTTTATAACT